TAGTAGGTGGCGGCGGTGGCGGTGGCGGTAACGTTTCCAATGGTAACTCTGCTGGTGCTGGTGGTGCTGGTGGTTATCGATCAGCAACTGGCCTAAATATCAGTTCTGCTATTTCAGTAACAGTGGGCGCTGGTGGTGCTGGTGGTGCTGGTACTGGTGTGGGTGGTGCTAACGGCACTGATTCAATTTTTTCAACAATCACATCAACTGGCGGCGGTCGCGGTGGTGGTTCACAAACAGATGCGCCTAACAATGGTGGTTCTGGTGGTGGCGCAGGCGCTACTAGCGCGAGTTCACCGGGGTCTGGTAACACACCATCAACTTCACCTTCACAAGGTAACAACGGTGGCACTGCAACAACTACTGGTGCTTATCGTGGTGGTGGTGGCGGTGGTGCTACAGCGGTTGGTGCTAATGGCAGCGGCACTGGTAACGGTGGTACAGGTTCTAATGCCCTTTCAACTTGGCTATCAGCTACTAGCACTGGTGTTGGTGGTTATGTAGCTGGTGGCGGTGGCGGTGGCGCATACGCAGGAACTGCTGGTACTGGTGGTTCTGGTGGCGGCGGTAATGGTGGTTATACATCTGTTGCCACTGCTGGCACAGTAAATACCGGTGGTGGTGGTGGCGGTGGCGCAGGTGCTGCAGCTGCTGGCACATTTACAGGTGGTGCTGGTGGTTCAGGTCTAGTAATTGTGAGGTATGCAGTATGAGTCATTGGGCAGAATTAGATGATAAAGGTTTAGTGCTACGGGTACTTGTAGGCGATAACGATGCGCCAGATGAAGGCGAAGCCTTTTTGGAGTCACTTGGCGGCACATGGGTAAAAACCAGTTACAACGGCAATATTCGCAAAAACTTTGCTGGCATTGGTTTTACTTATGACACAGTGCGCGACGCTTTTATAGCGCCTAAACCAGAAAATGCTACAGGTTTTGATGAGAATACTTGCCAATGGATAGTGCCAATAAATGACAGTCATTAGCTATAACGGCTGGCCAGCCTCTAAAGAAGTTGAGTCGATCCGTATCAAGTCTTACGCGATTAAGGGCAGCCATGTAAAGCTGCGCTGCGCCTATTTAGCTGCGCCTTTACTCGTTGCTTTTGCTGAGGATTTTAACGAGCTAATCGAGCCGATCGATGGCGGTGCGCTAGACGACTGGGGATACTGCTATAGAGATGTTAGAGGCGTACCGGGCAAGTTAAGCAATCACAGCAGTGGTACGGCTATTGACCTAAACGCGACTAAGCATCCGCTAGGCAAGGCTGGCACATTCCCAGCTGAGAAAATTCCAATGATCCAAGCATTGACTAAAAAATACGGCCTTAACTGGGGCGGTAATTGGACACGCAAAGACGAGATGCATTGGGAAATAGCACAAGACCCTATAAAATCAGCAAAACTAATAGAAAAGTTAGGACTAAATTATGCCGAATAGCGCACAAATATCAGTAGGAACTACAGCTACTCTTTTAGTAGCCGCTAATATTATGGATCAAACCGTACAGCTACATAACCTAGGTGGCGGCGCGGTTTATATTGGTAACGCAAGTGTTACTACATCCAATGGCTACAAAATGGATAACACAGATAAATTACAAATACCCGTAGGAGATAACGAGGCTTTATACGGCATCGTTGCCAGCGGTACTAATACCGTTGCAGTATTGACACAAGTCAATTAAGGGCATTTAGGAGTAAGAGAATGAAAGAACAAGTAATGGCCGCTGGCCTGTCCTACCTGCGCCACGCTGCCACCTGCGCAGCTGCGCTTTACATGTCTGGGATTTCAGATCCTAAGACACTAGCTAATGCTTTCTTGGCTGGACTAATCGGGCCACTATTGCGCGCGCTTAACAGCTCAGATAAAACTTACGGCGTTAAGTAAGTGAGTACAGCCCAGTCGCTACTAACTCTGACGATCGCTGTGGCGACCATGTTGGGGTTTGCGGCTGGGCTGGTTCGCCATCTTGTTAAGTATTACCTAAGCGAGTTACGCATAGACAATAACGGTGGCCACAACCTACGCGGCCGTGTCGATCGCATAGAGGCCAAGGTTGACTCGATATACGAAATGTTGCTACAGCGTTAGGCGTGTCGGTTATTGACCGCTGTCATACCCAGGCTTTACCCTTTATTTACACGTTAGGCAGGGCTACCTAATACGGTGTGGCTAGGCTTAACCCAAACAAGGGCGAAGTAAATGGATGAAGCAAAAGTAGCAGTAGTGGTTTTAATTGCTAGTGTTGGTTGGTTTTTAGTAGGTTGGTCAATAGGTTACAAACAAGGCATTAAGGATGGCTTTAATCGTGGCCGCGCCTCAGGTTTACGGATGGCAGTAAACACAACTAAAGCGATTGTGCGCAGCTCATGAGCTTTGACCTGTCATCCTATGAGGATGTAAACAGCCGCATCAAGCGGTTTAGAGAAACTTACATATCAGGGCGTATAACTACAGAGATCGTTGAGTTAAACGTTAAAGATGGTTATGTAGTAATTAGAGCCTGCGCCTATCGCGAGCATGAGGATGTAGTACCGGCAGCTATCGATTATGCCTTTGAGCAGAGATCAGATCGAGGCGTAAACCGTGACTTCTGGATTGAGAACTGCAGCACTAGCGCAATAGGTCGAGCCATTGGGTTGCTTATGCCAAGTGATGCACGGCCTACACGTCAGGATATGGAAAAGGTAGAACGCCTAGCGGCTCAGCCTGCAGTAGAGGTTGATCTATGGGCTACTGCTATACCTGCAGTAAAGGTTGAAGGCGTTGGAAGTGTGCGCCCAGCTGCCGAAAGCATCGCAGACATTAAAGCGCAATTAGGTGGCGAGATATTAGACCCTGCACCTGTCTGCTCACACGGTCGCATGGTTTACAAGGAAGGCGTTAGCCCTAAGACTGGATCAAAATACCGAGGCTACACTTGTAGCAGCAAGACACGGAACGATCAATGCAAACCAATATGGCTATAACCGAGATGGCGCAGATAGTCCAGGTGATCTTAGATCGATCGCAGGAGTTACAGGCAGCAGCTAGTGGGTTTGCCCGTAGCACAGGCGAGAAGGCTAATACACCTGACCATGCTGGCCGATATAACACAAAGATAAACTTTCATGAGTTTATAGCTGAGCATAGTGAAGCTGCTGGTGCTGAGATTGCAGTAGCGCAATACATGGGTATTCGTAACTTTATACCTACGGTTAATACATTTCACGATGCACCCGATATACAGGTAGGCAACTTAGGCTTTGAGGTCAAGTGGACTAAGTACATTAACGGCCATTTGATCATACATAAGGATTACCCACGCTTAAACGATGTGGCTATCTTATGCGTGAATAAGTCACCTGTCTATCAAATCATCGGTTGGATGCCGGTGTTGTGGGCGAAGCGAGCCAAGTATTACAACGCAGCTGATGGCAATTTCTGGATATCTCAGCGTGAGTTATTTGAGATGGATACATTAAGGAAGTCCGTGTATGGCATTACTGAGGCTTAACTGCAGGGTTTGCGCCAAGATAGGTAACGGTATGCAAACGCACAAAATCGTTGATGAGTTCATAAACTTGCCGCCTAACGTGGTTTGCGTTCAATGCTTAGGCTGTGGCGTTATGGGCATTGAGATGCTATTAAACAGCGAACGCGCTAAAGATGAGGACATACTAAATGACTAACGAATTAAAGATTAGCTGTAATTGTGAGGACTACAAAGAGATGAGCCTGTCGGTTCACCTTGTAAATGGCGTAGTGCCGATTATTATCATTAAGTGCGAAAACTGCATGAGTGCTTACACGGTTATGCCTAACTCGGTACAAAATGCCTAGTTACCTGTATCGCTGCGATCAATGCGGCGGCGAAACCGAGATGAATCACCCGGTAAATACACATGGCGACAGCTCACCTTTATGCTGCAGCTACCCAATGATGCGCGTGTTTAGCGCGCCATCGATCATATTTAAGGGAACTGGATGGGGTAAAGACAAATGACCAAGCGACTCGGTGAACAGTTTTACACAGTTCTGGATAAGGGTGTGTATAACTCATGCTGTGACTCAATACAGTTTAAGTATGTGTGTATAACCTGTGGACAGAATGCAGGATGCTACTTCTGTACCTTTGACCCAGATGTAAAGCATGAGTGCGATGAGCTGTGACACGCCCAAGATCTCGCGTAAATTAAAATGGATTAGGTGGGGTGTGATACAATCTAGTCTTGTAATAGCACTTACCAATAATGCTTATGCTATTAATAATAATGATATAGAGAAAGAAAAATATAAACTCTATAGTCATATAAAACTTACTAACAGTAGGCAATACCTATGTTTAGAGAAGCTTTGGACTCGTGAGTCACAATGGAATCCATTAGCTGATAACAAGCAATCTACTGCTTATGGAATACCACAGCTATTAAAGCTAAAGACTAAAGACCCATACCTACAGATAGATGCCGGACTTAAGTACATAGCTCATAGGTACGGCACACCATGTAAGGCATTGGCTTATCATCTAAAGACTGGGCATTACTAATGGCTAAGCGCGGTGACCCACGCAGTCAGCGTAAGTACAAGGCAATCAGACTTACAGTCTTAGCAAGGGATCAGTACACCTGTTACTACTGCAACCAACCAGCTCATACAGTCGATCACATCATCCCAGTATCTCGATCTACTGAGGCTGAGGCATACGATCCGAACAACATGGTGGCCTGCTGCTCTAGGTGCAATAGCAAGCGTGGATCTCGTAATCAGGCTGTTTTTTTAGCACAAGCGGCTAC